AGGCAAGAAAAAATTTGCTTCCGCCGAACATGCCAGAAAAGCTCGCGAACAAGAAGAATCTTGGAAAGACCTACAGAAGCGTTGGGGTGTTGAGACTGAAGATAAGAAACGCACTCGAGCAATGAGAGCCCCGAGTTTATCCAGTGAATATAATCTAACGATCCCGGCAGGGAGAAACACAACTGCCCATATTCCTAGTAAAAATACAACCGGCGGCTACGCTATTCTTAAACCGATTCCTGTTTACACAGGCGATAAAATGATCGGTATCGGGCAGCTACACAAGTCAAATGCGGTTCCAGTATTTCGTTCTGAAGATATCGAAGATATTGCAAGGATGCGTCGATAACCAACTGTTTTACGCTATCTATTCGGAGTATGAGATATATATATTAACTGTTTCGCAAAGAAACTAAGATAGTTGGTTCGAAGTATGTCACAAGCTGAAAAGAACCTGCGAGTCTTGGCCAATTGGAAACCCGTGAGATTCGGGCGGTCAAGTTCGACAAAGGCACACAAGTTATGAGATTGTGCGTCCAATGGAGACAACTACACGAACCCAGGGTTCACCTAAGAGCCTCGTGAAGTTACTCCCTTAATGTAATGTTGTAGCAATACAACACCAAATGAAAGGAGGACTTATGGAAAAGTCACTGAGATTGATATCCTTGTTTATAGGATTTGTAGTAGTAGTTTGGTTGGTTCACGCCGTAACCGAACAGAAATTTGATGTTCTTAAAAATGCTGAGGTAGGCCCATCAAAAGATGTTGTGTCGACTAAAGTTCGCGAACAGCAACTAGATTGCCTTGCGATCAACATCTATCGAGAAGCGGGTTATGAGCCCTTTGAAGGTAAAGTTGCGGTTGCCCAAGTTACTATGAATAGAGTAGCATCGGGTAAATTTGGTAAAGGTGTATGCGGGGTTGTTTACCAAAAGAATGTGTTTATGGAAAGAGTAGTATGTCAGTTTTCATGGGCATGTGATTCAGTACACAGAAGCAGACCAGTTGGCAAGGATGCATATACTGAAAGTTATGCTGTTGCTAAAAAAGTTCTACTAGAAGACTTTAGACTAGATCTTCTTAAAGATGCCCTGTATTATCATGCCACTTATGTTAATCCAAAATGGCGACTAGATAAAATAGGTCAAATTGGACAACACATTTTTTACCGAGAAAGAGAGAAAAAAGTATGATTAAAGATTTTGATATTTTAAAATTTAAAGATTTTATCGGCAATAAGATTTCAGCAATTTCGGCAGAAACATTTGGATGGTTAGCGGTAATTATATTGCATTCTGCAACTATACCAAGTCTGTTAGCTGTAATGGCCGGGTTAACTGATAGATTACCGGGCGTTGATGTAGTATTGTTAGTTTGGACAGGGCTAGCATTGTTGTTTGTTAAAGCCGCTGTTCAAAAAGATATGCTTAATATAGTTACTATTGGATTTGGATTTATGGTACAAGCTGGATTAATGTCCTTGATCTTCTTTAAGTAATTTGGTTAACACCAAGGTTGACATTGAGCAACCTTGGTGTTATACTGTTAATACTGAAACACACACAGAAAGGTCAGTATATGAAAAAGGCAATTTTAGTAGGCATGTTGGCAACCGCAGTATTTTCTACTGGTTGTTCTTCAATGAAAGATATCCCCGACCGTAAAACTTATGCTCAACCTAGTTGGTATCAAGACTGCGCCCAAGAAGGCGTCAAGGGTTGGTTTTGGTGGAGTGAAGATTATGTCTATGCCTGCGGTGCCGGCGAAAGCTCATACGCACAAGCCGCTGAAGAGCAGATGGATGCTATTGCAATGAACAATTTTGCAAAACGGGTCAACGGTACTGTTAACAGTGAAACTGTAATCGAAATTAATAACGATAAGAAAACTACTCGTACATTTATTTCTTACAAGGTTGCAGATACTGCTATTCGTAAACACGTTAAAAGTGAGAAAGGTCACTTTACAATGGCCGGACGACACTATACCTATGTCCGATTGGAAATGAAGAAATCAACGTTTGATCAGTTGATTGGTGAAGCCCAATCTAAGCGAGCACAGTAATGATTAAGATAGCTGTTCTATTAGTGGCAGTATCCTTAGTTGGGTGTAGTGCAGCACCAAAGGTAGTTGCTCAGAAACCACAGTACTGTCATACTAGTCAAACAATCAAAACTGTTAACAAAGAAACTGTTAACAGCGAGACTACACTAGAGTGTACGGACGATCAAATTAAACGACTTACCACAGTGCGCATGGGCATGGCTCAGAACTGCGGAGAGTTTACTTACTGGACAAAGATTGGAAGCAGAGATGTTCAACGCAAAGGTATCAGCTGTCAAAAGCCTGATGGTAGCTGGGAAATTGTTAATTCTGGTCGCTAGTACTTCGGTAGTAGCGAGTGAGCTAGACAACCCTAGTTTTATCAACTATCGAAGTGGTGGGTTTGCAAACCAATTGTCTGACATGACATTTAGTTGGTTTCGTAAACTCGATAGTGTTCAAAAAGAAGTATACGATACTGCTGTTAACCAGGCAGTAATGCGAGCTGAAAACGGACAAACTGTTCGGTGGTACGAAAATGAAGCAAGCGGAGCAGTTACTCCTGTAATGACTTGGCCGCGTAGTGATGGGTATTGTCGTAGAATGCACATACAGGCAATTGCGTACAATGTAGAAAAAATCATGAGTGCAACTGCATGTTATAGCGAAGTTCAAGATCGCTGGAACTGGTTTAGGGAATAAATACTAGCTATGAAAGTAAATTTAAGCGATAAAATTATAGCGTATCTTACGCTACTCTGCGGATTAACAATATCTGCGGTGGCCATTTGGTATAGTGTAGCAGGTCTGGTGGCAATTTTTTCGGCTGCTGTACTTCCTATCATAATAATGGGAGTAGTGCTTGAGGTTAGCAAACTAGTAGCTACTGTGTGGCTAAAGACCAATTGGAGTCGCGCTCCTATCCTAATCAGAACGTACTTAACAGTTGCTATTGCTACCTTAATGGTTATAACAAGTTTAGGTATCTTTGGATTTTTGTCAAAAGCGCACAGCGATCAAAGCCTAGTAGGCGGCGACGTGCAAAGTCGTATCGCCCTATATGACGAGAAGATCAAGATCGAGCGTGAGAACATCGAAAATGCTCGTAGCTTAGTTAAACAGATGGACGATGCTGTTACTGGTATTCAAGCAAACGGCAGTGACAGAGAAATCAAACTGCGTGATGGCCGCACTTATACCCGGAGTGCCGCAGAGCTTGCATTAAGAACTCGTCGTAGTCAATCAAAAGATCGTGCAGAATTGACTAAGCAAATAGAGCAAGCCCAAACAGCGATTATATCACTGCAAGAACAACGTGCGCCTATAGCCGCAGAAGTACGCAAGGTAGAAGCAGAAGTTGGTCCTATCAAATACATTGCGGCGTTTGTCTACGGTGATAACCCTGATGCCAACGTGCTGGAAAAAGCAGTGACCTGGGTGATTATTATCATTGTTGCAGTATTTGATCCACTAGCAGTTATCTTATTACTGTCAAGTCAATACAGTTTCCAATGGTTCCGGCGTGCTCGTGAAGAGGAAGAACAACGCCAGAAAGTCGTAGTGTCAACTACACCAGAACCTGTCATAGAACCTGTTGACTTAGCAGAAGAAGCTAACGCAAAACTTGCAGAACTTGAACCTGAAGTAAATGAACGTACAGAACCTGAATGGATGTTTAGCAAAGAAGAGTCTGTCTTTGATGAAAAGAAACCATTAGACGAATGGAATGAAATGTCTGGCGATATAGCTGAGTTAGAAAAAGAAGATGAAGACGAAGAAATTTTAAACCAAGTATCTGCAATTGAAAAATCAGCTATGGCAAAATGGAAAGCTGAGTATCCAGCTACTTCTTTAAAACATCAGCGTAAACTGTTTGACAAAGGAGTAATCGCCGTTCTACCTTGGGAAAAATACATGCCAGTATCCGAACTAGAGTTTGTCACAGACAACGAAGCGGCAATCGAAGCAGCAAAGTGGGCAGCTGAACAAGTATCAATGAACCATATTAAACCAGAAATGTATATGGAACGGGTTGACGGTGAACAGGTTAAAAAAACAATTGAAGGTTATCAGCAAAACGCTGAGCAAACCGAAAGTAGTATGTGGAATCGAGTACAGTCTAAGAAAGGCGGAGAATGACCGATAAAATTTTAGTAGTAACTGCGCCTGACGATTCACTGATTGACGGTATTCGAGTATTGTTAGTAGAATTATCTAATGACCAATCGCTAGTTGTTTCTAATGCATTACTTACTGCTGATACAAAATATTCAATAATTACCTATGCTTGGAAAATGGGCGATAGTATTGAATGGCTACTCGACAAGAAATCGAAAAGCGATATTATAATTTTTAACGCAGATGCAGCAGCAAATGGTGCAATTGAGTTAATTATCGGCTATATCGCTGCCCAGCCAAATTCTTATTACTTTGGCAATTTAAAATCTCTAGTCCTGGCCAACGATTCGGCTATATATACTGCAGATCACATTTTATCGCTTCTGGAGAGAGCAAAAAACTATTATGATAAGAAATAAATTGAAAGGTACCGGAGTAACGGTAAAAGAACACGAAAACATTAATCAGGCTCTACGCCGATTTAAAAATAAAGTGGAAGAAGCAGGAACACTAGATATCCTACGTGCTAGAGAATTCTACGAAAAACCTACAACAGAACGCAAACGCAAAAAAGGTGCTGCTAAAGCTCGCTGGCGTAAGAATTTGCATGATGCCCAATTGCCTAAAAAAATGTATTGACTTTTCCCTGCTTCGGTGTTATAATATAACTTAACCTATAGAAAGTGATAGTATGAATTCAGACGTAATGATTGATTTGGAAACGCTAGACGTTCTCCCTACAGCAACTATATTAACTATTGGTGCGGTTAAGTTTGATCCATTTGGTGGTGAAAGTACAATGGAAAAGTTCTACATTAAAGTTGACGTTGACAGTTGCGATAAGATTGGTGCATCAGTCAGTCAAAGTACACTAGACTGGTGGTCCAAGCAAAGTCCTGCCGCACAAGAAGCAGCCTTTGATCCTACTGATCGTATCTCTATCGAAGACGCAATGACAAAACTTTACAAGTTCTGTTGGGGCGGGAAGAGAGTATGGAGCCATGGTGTAGGATTTGACTTGATTATCTTAGAGTGGTACTTCCGAAAAATTGGTAAAGCTATTCCCTGGAGCTTCTGGGAAGCTCGTGACACTCGAACATTGTTTGATATTGGTATCAATCCAAATCGTGCCACTGTTACTGCACACAACGCTCTAGCTGATGCAGTTGATCAAGCCAAGGGTGTACAAACAGTATATCAAACATTGCGTACTAGCACAATGATCAACGGTACTTATATTGCACCTTTTGCGAGCACACGATGAGCAAAGCTAAACATAAACCATATCAGTGGATCGACGGCGAGACTGCTGATCGTATTACGTGTCTCAATCTAAAAGAATACCGTGCTTATCTTAAAAAAGAAATCAAGCAATGGAAAAAGAATCCAAAAAGTGATAGCAATCCAGACGGTTATTGGATGCATATAGAAGATGTAGGACTTAACATGCAGACTATTGCAGCACTGGATTTGATTATTGGACACTTTCCAGAAACCCCGGATGAAACAAAATGAATGTAACAGTAAGCGATAACAGCGAAGTAATGGATATCCTCCAGGAGGAAGCCGCAGAAGTTATTCAAGCAGTGAGTAAGATTAGGCGGTTTGGTGCAGATAATGCTAAAAACGGCACAGGACAAACTAATGTGCAACACCTAGAAGAAGAACTGGGTGATATGTTAGCTATGATTGATATCCTAATGATTAATAATGTTGTTAGTTGGGGCAATCTACATTCAGCAAAACGAGCTAAAATAGAAAAACTTAAAAAGTGGTCAAGTATTCCCAATCTAGAGAATATTTGATAGCAGAAATAAAAACAGTACCGGAGAACATATGACCGCAGAAGTTAAACAAGACGAGAAAGTTGTAGTAATATTGCAGCCACCTAAGATGTGGAAAGTAATTTTACTAAATGATGATAAGACACCAATGGAGTTGGTCATTCTGTTGTTAACAAAAGTATTTAAGCACGATGAAAAACGTGCTACTGAAATCACTATGGAAATTCATAATACTGGCAGTGGCGTCGCCGGTGTGTATTCATATGAAATTTCAGAACAACGTGGAATTGAAGCTACAGACATCGCTCGTGCAAACGGCAGCCCTTTAAAAGTCCAGGTGGAGCAAGAATGAGCTTAAAAGATATTACCAGTGATCTGCATCACGAAGCAGAAAAAACAAAGTTTGCCAAGATGTTGCTTAGTGGTAAGATTGAACGAGAAGATTATAGAAACTATCTCTATAACTTAATGGCAGTGTACGACCCAATTGAATGGTATTGTACTCGTCAAGGATTCCTCGACACGATGCCCGACCTTCCTCGTCTACATGCTATTCATGCAGACTTTCTAGAACTAGATGACGGTAGCTACTGTTATCTAACTGATGCTGCTCTAGAGTATCAGGCATACCTGCATAAACTAGGCAATAATCCGGAACGTAAGCATCTTGTTAAAGCGCATTTATACTGCCGACATATGGGCGACCTATTTGGTGGTCAAATCATTAAGAAGCAAGTAGCACATATTTCAAGCGGTAAATTTTACGACTTTGAAAATGGTGATGCTATGAAGAGTGCTATCCGTGCAACACTAACAGACGACCTAGGCGACGAAGCCCGCATGGCGTTTGAGTTTGCCATTAAGATGATGACGGATTTGTATCGTGGAGAGTAAGGTCTGGGATAGACTAATTGAAATCCAAGACCTGCTGATCAGCGAGTTCGCAAGAACAGGCGCAGAAAAGTTCGAGCCTAGCATGGATCGCTTCAACCAACCAGGTTGGGTAAACCGAGTGTGGGTCAGTGACGCTTATCGTCGTGCCCATATTGATGTTGTGGATGCAAGACTAACTAAAGGGCTATGGATGATGCACTGTTGTATCTTCCCTCATACACATAACCCAGCTCCAATTTATGGATTTGATGTTATTGCTGGTAAAAATAAGATCACAGGCTGCTTCCACGATTACTCAAAAGCAGGTGATCCCGAACATCCTATGATGGATTGGTTTCATGACGAAGTTGCTAAACTAGAATGGCGCAAGCAACGTGCGCTACCTGAATGGGCTACTAACATTTTTAGCGGTAGTATGGTAGCCGCAGGTAATGTAAGCGATGAAGCAGAACTAGATCAAATTGCAAATTTAGCTCAAACTACAATAGCGCATTATCTAAGCACAGTAGCAGAAACAAATAACACTGCTGAGGATACTACAGCAGCGCAGAACTACTATGCACAAAATCAGAAATGTAATCCTCATACACCACGGGTAATGGTTAGTTTAGGGCTTAGTGAAGAAGATGTTAAGCATTTTATACAAGAATGCCTGTTCCCTGAAATAGTATAAATAACATACTATGAGATTTTTTGAATTTGTTGACATAAAGTTAGACGAAGCCCCATTGGGCACTACCGGCCTATTTAAGTACAAGGGTACAAAAAAGGATAGAGTCCCTGTCTTTTTGCGAAAGATCGAACAGGGAACTCCTTTTAAAGTTAAGACCAAAGCTGGATTTATTGATATTGTTATAGACCCTGTTGAATTTGAAAGAGTTAAACAGTGGATCGAAAACCCTACTTCTAATCTAAAACTGAAAACTACAGATACAACCTATCCTATAATTCCCTTCGGCGCCATACTTAAAACCAAAGAATTTGGCGGAGAAGAAGCTGGTCAACGTGAAAAGATCGAACAGGGGCAAATTGGTGAAATACAATCTCAGCTTGAAGATGCTAAAGCTGGTCAACCGTCAGTTAAACTTAAAGTAGGCGATACTGTTGTAAATGTTGGATCTGTAGAAAAAGAAAAAGGTAGTGTAAACGGTCGTGCACCAAAGAGTGATATGACTGTACTAGATCCAGACGGCACTCCCCGGGCATGGGTTAGTTTAAAAGGTGAGCCGTTCCGTTGGGGAGGTTGGCAGCATCTAATGAATATGCCAGAAATTAAACAATGGATGGACAGAATTAAGCAAGTTAACGGCGGAACATTTAAAGAGGGGATGAGCTTTGGTCTGCACATATCTTCCGACGTTGCTAACAAGATTGTGTTTGGAAAAGAATTCGGCGGCAAGCGTGGTTTTTCAAATGTTGATGCCGTATTGATTGGCGAGGCTACAATTACTAACGGTAAAATGTCTGCTACTAGAATGTATGCTAACGGACAAACGCCAACAGGACCAGATCAGCCTTACCTTGTTATGCGCTTCATGAATGGTAGAAATGATGTAGGATTCAAAAACGTTCGAGCAGAAACAAATACAACAAGTGAAGGTCGTAAAGTTAAATGGCTAGATAGTGATGCTGATGTGCAATCTGCTATTAAGATGTTTTCATCTGAAGATGAGGAAAAAACAAAACTATCATCGATGACTGACAAAGAGAAAAAGGTGTATAGAAAAGAAAAACGCCTATCATCTCAGCCGCCCGTGCCAGCAGCACCGGTAAGTGTTCCTCCGTCAAAAAACACCACCGCAATGCAGGGCACCTCTATGGTGTCTAGCCCAAAGCCCGAGCCTCAATTCTAAAGTTTTAATCCAGTACAAGATTAAACGCTAAGTTTATATCTTCGCTCCTTACCTTAAATAATAGTAAGGTACACCGGGAGCGAATCGATGTCCAACACGTTATATACACCCGCGGTATTAAATGCCGCCCTATCAGCAAACTACACATTCAAAAGTCCGGTCGGAAACGACAGTGGACCACAGTCGTTATGGCATAAGCTGGTGGAGACATCGTATGCTCGTTGAACTGGCCGCAGCAAATGCTGCATTTGATATCGTTAAACAGACTGTGGCCAATGGTAAAGAACTATGGGAAGCAAGCCAGGCACTGGCAACTTACTTTGGACTCAAACGTGAGATACAAAAACAAGCCCATAAGCACGGATACAAGTCGGACATTGCAGCATTCATGGCAGCAGAGGAACTTGCAGCAAACGAGACACAGTTAAAGGAACTAATGATCTACGGTGGGCGAGCCGGCATGTGGGATTCATGGTTAGAATTCCAAGCTGAAATAAAACGCAGCAAGGACAGAGAAGACGCAGAAGAAGCACAGCGCAGATACCTTCGTAAAAAACGTCTTGGCGAAATATGCATGTGGGTAGGAATTTCAATAGTAGCTGTGGTATTTGTGATTAGTGCAATATTTACAACTCTAGCAATTCTAAAATATAACTAAGAGAGATGTAGAATGAGTGATAAAAAAGAAATAACCCTGGAACCGGGATGTGAGATAGAAGCAGCAGACTTAAACGGTGATGGGCATATTACAAAAGTAGAACTAGCTATGCACTTGGAATTCAAGCGTAAAGAACTAGAAGATCAAGATGCACAGCGTGATGCTATGCGCAAAATGGCCTGGTTCGCGCTGTCCGGAATGTTACTGTACCCAACCACAATCATGATTACATCGTGGCTGGGACTTGATAAAGCAGCCGGAATCATTGGCGATATTGCCCCAACTTATTTTGTTGCTATCTCTGCATTAGTTGCGGCATTCTTTGGCGCCAACGCATACAGCAGCAAGAAAAAAGAGTAAGATATAATAATACAAGTAGAGTTTAGAAAATTAAACAACTACGCAATAAACAACTAAATATTTACACAATAAGGTAATAAATTATGTTCAAATATTTAATATTGACAGTTGCAATGTTCTCTTGTGTTTCCTTCGCAGAGCCAACAGAACAAAAAAAAACAGTAATATGTGATTCTTCGAAAAATATACTTCCGCACTTAGAGTCCAAATACAATGAATATCCTATGTTTATTGGCGATATACCGTTAAAAGAGTCTAAGACAGCATACATTGGAGTAACGGTAAACTCAGAAACTCAGACGTGGACCGTTATATTGTTTGACAAAGATGTCGCCTGTATAATAGAGACAGGTACAGGGTTTAAATTTAAGATGCCTGGTACTATTTCTAGTACTAAAGACTTTATTTGAATTAAGCAGCTACCGCTAGCTGCTCTAAGTTTTTAATTACACTCCTACTTGCTAGTGCTGTTGCCGCTAGCACATCCAAATTACCAAGTATTTTGAAAATATCACTTATCGATTAGGTGAGATCCGTCCGGTTGACTTCTTTCTTGATCTATGTTATAATACAAGTATGAAAATTAAACTTGTATCAGACTTACATTTAGAATTTAGCGATTGTGTTATTAATAATAACGATAATTGTGATGTTCTAATTTTGGGTGGCGACATCATGATTGCACAAGATCTACACGACCATCATGCCGCAGATTTCGATCCGTACAGCAACAACACCTTGGCGGACCTTAGTCGCAAGATGCAAAAAGTCGCTCGCTTTCGAGATTTTTTGAAGCGGTGTAGTTTCCAATTTCCCCATGTTATCTACATTATGGGAAATCATGAGTTTTATAACGGAAAGTTCTATGCTAGTATTGATCACATGCGGGACGAAATTGCAAAGTATCCCAACATCTACATGCTGGAGCAGGATACAAAGATCATTGACAATGTCGTATTTGTAGGCGGCACATTATGGACTGACCTGAACAAGGGCGACCCAATGACCATGCATGCCATCGAAGGCATGATGAATGATTTTCGTATCATTCGAAATGACAAACGTGAGTTTGCTCGCATGAGTGCCCGTGATGTTGCAACCCGACATGCTAGAACCCTAAGCTACTTTAGACTCATGCTGTCTGAACACAAGGACAAGAAGTGTGTGGTAGTTGGGCATCATAGCCCCAGCTTTCAAAGTGTGCATGAGGACTATAAGTCCCAGTACTTGATGAATGGCGGTTACCATAGTGACCTGAGCGAATTTATCCTGGATCATCCGCAGGTTAAACTGTGGACACATGGTCACACCCATTACCCGTTTGATTACGTGATTGGTGAGACTAGAATTGTTTGTAATCCACGTGGTTACGAAAACGAAGGGTACAGTGAAGACACTGGATGGAACCCTAACATAGTATTGGAAGTATAATGAACGAACGGATTAGAGAACTCCTTAAACAGAGTTGCGGCTTTGAATATGATGAGGACGGTAATGAACTGACTCCGATTCTTGTTGGTAAGGATTTGGCTAGGTTCGTCGAGTTGATTGTAGAGGAATGTGCTGATGTAATGGATGGGCGTGATGAAAACGGTAACGCTAAAGACGGTGATGTGATCAAAGAACATTTCGGAGTTGAAGAATGATTTACATTGGATTTGCTCTAAGAAACCCATGGCTTCAACGGCATGCGGTAATTGTTGATAAAGCAATTACAGTCACTGAAAACAAAACTATTGAAGTTGCACTGTACAGGAACAACTGCATATTTGAATTTAGTTTTGGGATTACTAGCTTTAAACAAGACCACGCCGGCTTTAATTTTGACATTGGGTTGTTTGGATACAACTTTGAGTTTATTTTTTATGATAACAGGCACTACGATGAACGAACGTATTAAACTACTTGCCGAACAAGCTCAGATTAGACTATTTGAGGATAAGTCATTTGGGTGGAGTGTGATTGCAGGAACAGATCAGCATTTAGAAAAGTTCGCCCAGTTGATTGTAGAGGAATGTATTCAAGCAATTCAGAATGAAGGTCAAACATACGAGCACCTAGATGCTGGTGAGTTTCAAGCCAACAACTTTTCTCAAGCAGTGAAACAACATTTTGGAGTTGACCTATGATTGAGTTATTAGTAATTTTATGGGTAGGCGGAATTGTATTAGCAATGATAGAGTCAGGATAATGGACGATACTACTACCAAAGAAGAATACCAAGCTGAAAGCACTATGAGCAAGGCAGCAACCCTTGCTATGGAATTGAGCAAGGAAAAAGCACGACTACAAAAAGAGCTAGAGGACATGCAACATCAGTTTGAGATTGTTGCTCCTAGTACTCCCACAGGAGGCCCTGACAGTTATCTAAAGTGGATAGGTGTAGTCTTTGCAGTAGGTGGTATCTTTTTACAAAGTGCAGGCTTTGGTGTATACGGACAAGGTTGTTATCTACTAGGAGCAACTAGTTGGACACTTGTAGGCATCTATTGGAACGACAAGGCAGTAATGCTGGGCAGTGTTATCCCAGCAACAGCAACAGCAATGAATTTAGCACAAAACTTATTAGCAGCATAAAGGCAAAAACAATGGGAACTTCACTAGCAGTAATGACAGCAAGACAATCTGGTAAAAGTATCTTTGGTAAAAAAGCAACAGCAGTTTGGATTGACGAATGGGATACTATTGACAACAGTAAAACAGAAAAACCTATCGAATATCTAGAGTTTACTACTCCTCCGCTGGCTATTGTAGTTGCGATGCATGAAGCAGGAAAATCTGGAGTTGAAATTTATGAAACACTCGAACGAGTGGGCAAACAGCTTGACAGTACAACTAAAATTAATATTGAACATCAAGCACAGGCTGCTGAGATTTACGATTACTTTGCCAAGAAGCATACTATGCGTCGAATCAAAGGCGAGTTTGTTAGCGAGTATATGTTAGCAGTAGACGATTTAATTGAGAATCGTAATAAGATTAATAAAGAACACGTAAAAATATTAGTTAGCCTTGTTCGTATCTACGAACAGAATCGTTCGCTAGAGCATGTAATGAAAGGGTGTAAAAGTGTTCCTAAAAATAAATCTTTAGAATATCCTAAATTTGACGGAGTTGTTGAGTTTGTAGACAAATTCAAAATTAAATCAAATGGCAACAATGAAATTCACTATTTTTGGAAAACTCCAAATAATTATCTAATGCGAGTGGTTCTTGGTGCCAACGAATATGGAGTTCCGGCATGGAATGCATTTGCTGCTTGTGGTAAAATTAAAGTAAGCTCAAACGTAACTTACGTGTATCCTATTCGTGGGTATGCGTTTAATGTAATGCAAGCTAGTCCTCAACATATGGAGATAAATATATTATGAGCAAAATAATTACATATAAAGTAGAAGACATCTTTGAAGATATTGAAGGTGATCCAGAAAATGTCAATATGAACATTCCACCTGAAATCTCAGAACGTATGGGATGGACAGAAGGTGACATTTTAAAAATTACCGTAGAAGACGGTCAAATCTCAATTAGCAAGAAGGAGCCAGATGTCAAAGAGTGATGATGTAATAGAGTTTGAAGGACAAATTATAGATGTTCTTCCAGGACAATCATTCAAAGTAGAACTAGAAAATGGACACATTGTAGTGTGCTATACTAGCGGAAGACTAAGAAAGAACAGAATACGCTTGGTATTAGGCGATCAAGTACGTATCGAAATGACACCATATGACATGACAAAAGGCAGAGTTACTTACCGTTTATAGGTTGACAAGCTCCTAAACCTGTGTTATAATAGTTACTCAATCATACAATTAAGAGAATACACACTATGTATACCGAAGAAAGAGCAATAACTCCACGAGCAGTTAGTACTTATTGGGCAAATATGCCTACAGACGATCCGTTTAGCATTAATGGGTTTGCTGGCACATTTGCATTTAGTGACCACTCTAGAATACCTGAACCGCATGTAGAGTTCTTATTGGAATACTTCCGTAAACAGCTTGGCGAAACTCGCAGAGGCCATATTAAAGCAATTCCGTTGGAAGATATTAACGAAGTGATGAACGAAGTTTGGGATGGACCAGGCAGTGTCATTAAGCTAGTGAACTTAACTTACCAGTTGCGAGCTCAACGTTTATCAGAAACCCCAGATGACGTAAAAAATACACTCAAAGGCTATGAGCCACCTACATATGAGTCAGATATAGGCAAATCAGCTATTGACTAATAGCTGTTCTGAGTGTATAATAGTAGTATAAGTTAAACAACACAAGGGCAAGTGCAATGAGAGTTACTATTCAAGGCGGCTCTAAGTCGCAGAAAAAGTACGTCAGAAGTGCAGTTAAGTTTTGTCAAAAGAAGCTTTTGCCTCGTATGCTAGGTATACATGTAAATGTAAAGATAGCAGACTTAAAAGGCAAAGCCCTTGGCTATTGTTTACCGTTGGTAGATGATGGCGAACGCTCAGATCGTCCTCGCTACTTTGAAGTTGAAGTATGCTCCAAATCAAAACTCCGAACGTTGCTTGTTGCTTTATGTCACGAAATGGTGCATGTAAAGCAATATGCTCGCGGCGAGTTATACGAAAGTCAACTTACTGACAAGACACGCTGGCAAGGCAAATGGATGTCAAAGCATCCTAGCTATTGGGAAAGCCCTTGGGAATGGGATGCAATGGGTCGTGAACATGCATTGTTTATTACATGGTGCGAAAAGAACGACTATGGTAAAAAAACATGGACACAGATCAATGAGTAAATTTGCAACCAAACACTTTAAGCCTACTGATCTCTTTGACTTCAAAACACATTGGGCAGTAGGACTTGAATATCCGATCGAAGGTAGTAAGGGCAATACTTATACTGTTGCTATTACTGACAAAGGCTTTACTTGTGATTGTCCTGGATTTACATTCCGTGGCAAATGCAAGCACACAGAAGGAGTAGCACAGAAATGGAGAGACATTTTTTCAGATGATTTTGAAGAAAAGTTCTTGACAACTGCCTAAAACAATGCTATATTAGTATAGTAAGCAATAAAGTTTACAACTTAAAAAACCCAGGACGAGTATGTCCGCGCAAAGGAAACTAAGATGAACAACCACGCACAAAAGATCAACGATCTCTATGATGTATCAGAGAGCAACTTCGTAACACTGCAAGAACGCTTAGAAAAAGCAATTGCAAAATCCCCTCAATTCAAAGCACAGCTAGAAGCAGTAGTAGACGAGTTTCGTCGTCGCAACTGTAGTCCTCCAGCAGCACGTGGCTGGACAGAATTTAAACAAATTGGACTATGTAAAGCAATACAAGTTATCATGGATTGCATCTTAATTGATGAAACTATGCAACGTGAGCTTAACATGCGTCATATACTAAAAATCCTATCATACTTTAGTGAAAGCATGGTAATGTCAATTCAAGTATATGAAGACCCGAACCGCCCAGGAAAGTACATTGCATGGGATGGCCAGCACACTAGCATTGCACTGTTTATTATCCTTACTAAAGTGTTTGGCGAACGTACTGCAACAGCAATGGTTCCTGTTGTTGTTTATAGTTCGCACCAGAAACTAGAAATTCGCAGAAACTTTATTTTGCTTAATGGCGATGCTAAAGAAAGCTTGGACTTTATTGATACTTACAAGCAGATGGTATTCGGCGTAAAAGTAGATGGTGCAACTGACCAAGAATGGTTAGACACTGCACTAAAAAATGATTACTTTAAAGCAGCAGGATTATTTGCTACTAATTCAAAGTTTGGTGATGAAGATGCACCAGGTGCATTTACTTTGTTAGCTGACACGCTAATGAGTAAAGGTCTAAAAACTCGTAAGCACCCAGAAGTAACACGTATGTTTGCAGACTACTGGGCATACTTGAACGAGGAACGTCCTGTACGTGCTAAAGAAGCAAGGCAGTTGTACGAATACTTTAACTTGTGCTATGAGCAAGACATTAAAGTAGACAAGAAGTATTTGTTGGAGATGGTGTCATTTACCAAAGATTACTTCGAAGCTAACTTTGGCGAAACCGGTGTGTTCTGGGACAAGGTTAAGATGAGCTACACTCGATGGTACGCTAATGCTAACCCAGACAGCTATGCAGAGTTTGGGCTTAAAGGATTCAGCACAGAGATGCGCACAGGTATTCCGTTCTTAATTGCACAAATGAAATTAAGTACTAAGTTGAAAACTCCTACGTATACACCTAACAATGGTTATACAGTTATCAAGCAGGACTTGTGGAAATGAAAACTTTACGAGATCCGCGCAACGATAATCTAAAGAGCAATGCGATACTAAAGGAGCAGCATCGCGCTGCTCCAACTTGTATGCTAGAAGATTGCAGTAACCCACTTAGCATTTACGATGGTCCAGGCAGCAACATACTGTGCAGAGATCATCAACTAGAATGTAGTCCTTATGGCGGAATGGGCAAACCTGAACGTCCACATACGTTCTACCGAGGATGGGAATGTACCAATTGTGGATATGATCCACGCACTGACGAAGTACGCTTTGGACATGTTGAAGATGCTTTTATTAGAAATAGAGCCATGCGTGGTGTAATGCACGGAGATCATATTCACTTAAAGAGTCAAGGCGGTAAAGACACCAAAGACAATATCAATACATTATGTGTATTGTGTCACATGGCAAAGACTTACATCGAAGGTGACTTTTTAGGTAAAAAAGGTCTTGACATCTAGTGTATAGATGCTATACTGTATATAACAATTAGGCAAACAACACAGAGGCGCACCATGAGCAAACAAGCATTTAAACGCGATGAACTTGAAGTTGAATTGCGACATGAGCTTGCGCCTACTGGGGCAAGGAAGCACCCTGCTGTTAGTATACAAGACGCACTTGCTGTTGCATGTGCTGCACTTCGTATTAATGGCGCCTACCTAAAAGACACTCGTCGCTTTAGTTGTGAAGAAAACTTAACACAGTTTGCTAACAAAGAACTTGTTAAGTTTGCTTTTGAACAACGTCCGGGCATGTTACCTATGGACTTTATACGCCCTGTGCCTACTGAAGAAGACTATGCACAAGTTGCAGAAATCCAGCAGTGGATGAAGCGTTACATAATGCTTGGGCTTGGTGACTTAGACGACTTTAAGAAAGACATGATTTCTACAGTGTCACAGGACACAGTGAAGTTTAGCAACTTAGGTCGTGTTGCATATATTCCAGAATTTGTAAGACGCGACAAGCACGAAAGCGGATTAAAGAAAGAGATCCGTGTAGAGTATCGTGACAGTAAGCACTTGGGTAACGTAGCAGATATAGTCGAAGGTGTTGCTAAGATACTAGACAAGCGTTTTAGCACACAATGGGAAAGCTATAACTATACCGCAGTAATAGATGGAAACTTAATTAGCTTTATGAATAAGTACGAGCATGACGTAGGTGCTATGAAACGTATCAAAGGTAAAGTAAAAGCACAAGCACAAAATAAGTTGTTTAGTGCAAACGAAACACGTCTTAATTATGTAAAACTATACAAGGTATAATAATATGTTTACTGAAAATACAATGTGGTTACTCGGAGCGTATCTAGCAGGATCGTTTGCTACGTATTATTTGTTTCTAGGACAAAACTTTAAAAATGCAACTGAAGCAACAATTGATGCATTAATTGACAAAGGATTCTTGCGTCATAAAAAACTAGACGATGGAGAAGTTGAAATTCTCAAGTGGAACGCCAACGATGACTGAAGAGGAACACGATGAAGCAAAGGCAATCTTCGGCATTGTGTGTATAATTTTTTGTATTGTTGGCTTTACACTTAGGTATGTTTTTGTATGATTAAACTACAAGGTAAATTGCCTCGTAAAGTTTATGTTGCCTGTAGTGGAGGTGTTGACAGTATGGCAGTAGTTGACTTCTTAAGTCGTAAGCACGATGTATTTGTACTACACTTTAATCACGGTACTGAACACGGACACAAGGCAATGCAGTTTGTTGAAAAGTATTGTAAGGAAAAAGACATTCCTTGGCTAACTAATATTCCAACTAACACTAGAGTAAAAGACGCTAGTGAAAGTCAAGAAGAATACTGGCGTAATGTTCGTTACGATTGGTTAGAACGATGTACTGAACGAGACGTCATTACAGGACATCATTTAGATGATTGTGTAGAAACCTGGGTGTGGAGCAGTATGCATGGTACAGGAAAGATTATCCCCTACAGTCGTAATGATAGGATCTTTCGTCCGTTTCGTTTAAATCGCAAACGCGACTTAGAACTTTGGGCAAGACTAAACAATGTTCCACATATTGAGGATGACAGCAACGCAGATACATGTTATACTCGTAATTACATTAGACATGATATGATGTCAAGCGTATTAAAAGTTAATCCTGGTATCCATAAGACTATCGCTAAAAAGGTAAAACAAGATGAATATACAACATTCGCCACTGTTTAACACAAAAAAAGCAGAACAGTTATACACAGAAAAAGACGGTGTACTTGTAAAGTACATATGCACAACAGCAACTCAGGAAGGCGGAGACTTTGCCGCTGACATCTTTTATCGTGAAACTCCTCATCCTGAGTTTGGTAATTACTACTTTGGAATATACAGTAATCCTTATGCTGGCGATGCACGAGTAATGATTTGTAATGCTGACATAGTAGAGTCGTTTGACTTTGGAATGATTGAGTCAAAAGGTAAATACTATTACAGTCAACATCGACACGATTACAAAGTAATCGAAGACAAGATGATTGACGGTGGCCGCGCATACATTCGTAGTAGCGGTGAAGTAGACGTATTTAAGATCCAAGACGGAGAGTTTGTACGATACGAATCCTCCGAGTAAAGCAATATTACAACTAGGAGAATACCATGAGCCACAAGCAGATAACACTAGAATTTAAACAATCATTAGACACAACAGACTACGGATTAATTGTAGGCAGTGACGGAATGCTCAAAGGAATCTGGGTTCCTAAAGGTATGGACCATCAAGACATTCCTGAAGGCATTGTAGATATGTGTATTCAGAAGTTTGGAATTGACCCTAACGGAGACTCAGATCAAAGTGATCATAGGGTCATGCACTAGTGATAACACAAGAACAAGTTGATTGGCTAGTAGACTTAGCAAGGGAATGTGATACAGCTGACCCAATTGATTGGGGTCAACTTAAAGTCACCGAGGAACAAGCATATCAAATGATGGCTTCTAACTTACTTGAACAAATGGCAGCAATGGATGAGGACCAGCGTCTTCACATTAGTTTAGCAACAACTACTAAGTTACTTGTTGAAAACTTTGTTCTTAATCTTCGCCTCAAAGGGGCTGATGAAGTAATAAGGAATCTATAAAGAATTTGCTTGACATCTACCACATAGTTTGTTATACTAGTATTAATTATTAGTAGCAAACTTGAGGTAGATATGGACAGTTATTTCGGTAAGACAGCAATGCTTAAAAACACTCGCAACGAGCAGGAAGTTGAGTGCGAAGTCGACAACGTAAGAGTAAACGAATCACTTGATGCTTTCGTTGCAAGCAACAAAATCCACATGCGTTGGAATGGCCAAACATATGTCGGTAATGCGCTTGGTATGGAATTTACTACCGACGGCCCAAAACAATTTAACACTAACAAAGGAAGATATTAATATGCCACTAGTACCTATGGTAGTCGAGCAAACATCAAATGGCGAACGCTCGTATGACATTTACAGCCGCTTAATGAAAGACCGCATTATTATGCTTAACGGTCCTGTAGAAGATAACATGGCTAACTTGATTGTAGCACAGATGTTGTTCTTAGAAAGCGAAGAGCCTGGCAAGGACATTAACTTGTACATCAACTCACCAGGCGGCGCTGTAACAGCAGGACTGGCTATCTACGACACCATGCAGTACATCAAATGCGATGTGCGCACAATTGTAATGGGTCAAGCATGTAGCATGGGATCGTTCCTTGCACAAGCAGGCACAGCAGGCAAGCGTGTTGTACTGCCAGAAGCACGTACAATGATTCACAGAGTAAGCTCAGGCACACGCGGCACAAGCGGTAGCGTACACGTACAAGAGCTACAGTTTGAAGATGCTGCACGAGCATTTGAAGAGTCTAAGAAGGTTAACAAGCGCCTTACAGAGCTTTATGTACGCCATAACACAGCTGGTAAGACATATGATGAACTGTTTGAAACTATGAAGTTTGATACATTCCTTACAGCACAAGAAGCAGTCGAGCATGGACTTGCAGACGAAGTTGTTGAGAAACGCTAATGAGCCAGTGGCTGGATATATGTTGGTTAGAAGTGAAACAAAAGGAGCAAACGATGAACAACGCAGTAAGTAATACAGTTGCAGCTATTAAAGGTATTCCAACCAAAGCGGATCTAAAAGGACTACTTGAACAAAATGTAATAGTAGTTGACTTTAATAAGATCAGTGGTGACAAGCGTGTAATGACATGTACACTACGAGAAGACATGAAGCCTCGAGCAGCTAAAGTTGACCCGTTAAGTCAAAAGAAGGTTCGTGAAATGTCAGATGCTGTTGTAAATGTATGGGACGTTAATGCAGAAGGCTGGCGCAGTTTCCGTTATGATCGTATCAACAGTGTAGATGTTGTTGACGAATACAAGATGGGCTGGTATACCGAAATAAGAGATGGAAATGATAAAGCTACCTGAATCATGGGACCTTTTTCCTATACTAATTTCTAAATTTGATATTAGTGTCTATGAGGAAGAAGATGATGTAATAGATCATATCCTCGGCGATGACGACTTATGCGACCACTTTAATTACGAAGATATTATAAAGGATTAAAAAATGAAATATAAAGTTAAAAGCTTAATAACTGCATTTGATGATTGTGACGTAGACATGATGGGACATCAATGCAATTGCTTTTGCAAAATGGGAAGTGGTATTGCACCAGTGATAGCAAACAGGTGGCCAGAAGCTAGAGCAGTTGATAACAAAACCATGGCTATGGGTATTAAAAAGCTAGGAAATTGGACGTGTGCGCTCGTAGCGCGTACTGGTGGGGTGTCTGGCACCATTATAAATTTTTATGGACAATACTATCCTGGTAAAACAACAGTATTAGATGTTGGTTCAATATATGACGGATTGGAGCGATACGAGGCATTGCGGCATTCATTGCGAGCGTTTAATGTGTCAATTACAAGTCTACCGGCTGGTTTTACTATAGGCCTACCAAAAATGGGAGCAGGCATAGCAGGTGGAGATTGGGAAATTATTTCACAAATCATTGAAGAGGAAATAACTAACATAGACCCTATTATATGTGTACTTAGTGCAGAAGATGTTCCAGCTAATGGTGAAATTGTATGACAGATACAACTGTTACACATTCATACGAGATTGTACAGGAAGAACATTCAGCAAATCTTTCGCGTGTGGTTGAATTAATGTTAGCTGACGGTTGGTGTTGTGAAGGCCCAGCGCAGCCATTATGTCATAGTAACAATTTTGGATCAAAAACGTCGTGGTCTCAGACATTAACAAGAGTATGGAATGTTGGAGAAAACAAACAAACACAGTACGACTACTATAGCAGTTGGGAAAACAAGAAAGGAAACGCCAATGAGTAAAATAATTTATGTACCACTAGAACATATTGATGGGCGATATACAGTTCATATGGATCGTGACATTGAGGCTTACTTGCAATCTAGTGGTAAGGAATATGTAAAAGTGAGGAAGATTTTATTACTATAAGCGGAACCACGTTTGAGTCGTATGATTTTTGTGATGAAGGGGTGTATTACGCGCCGATCATATATACCGTTGATGAATGGTTTGCCGCACACGACAGGGAATCAGGACTACAATGACAAATAATCAATATCAACCAAAAGGCGGTATGTGTTGCGTTTGTAATCGTAAAAATGCCAACTGTTCAAGCCTTGAATTTAAAAACATGCGCATTATAGAACATCACGATCACATTAAAATTGTAAAGTGCGAGAACTTTACTAAGACTAACTGCAATTTAGACAAATAAAAGAGGCTTAACTGCCTCTTTTTTGTTGACAAAGTGCTATAATAGTGCTATAATAGTTGTATAAATTGCAAAAACAAGGGTAAGGCAATGAAAAATCAAGCATTAACATACGCAACTGCTGCTCACGCTGCTGTTGGTCAGATGCGCAAATACACAGATGAGCCATACATTGTACACCCTATTCGTGTTGCAACAACTGTTGCAAAGTTTGGTGGTACTGACGATATGATCTCTGCGGCGTACTTGCACGATGTTGTTGAAGACACTGGTGTAAGCATTGTTGATATACAAGATATGTTCGGACCAGCTGTTGCACTTATCGTTGATGGTCTTACTGATGTTAGTGTGCCAGAAGATGGCAATCGTGCAGTACGTAAAGCAATGGATAGACAGCATAGTGCAGATGCAACATACGAAGCTCAGTTTGTTAAGTGTGCTGACATCATAGACAACGCTCATGATATTGGCGACAATGATCCTAGCTTTAATGTAGTGTACCGCAAAGAAATGCTGTTGCTTATCCAAGTGTTGGACAAAGTCAAAGGTAGTGCTATCCACTACGCCGCACACGAAGCACTAGGTCAATGAAAAGTACTCGACGTCCGCAAGCACCGAAAGTACGCAACTTTGAAGCAAAGGCGGTAAGGGATCCACAAGGTCCCTTCCGTCCCAAAGTAATTAAAAATAAGATGAAGAAGAAAATTAAGCACACTAAAATTGTGTGGGATGACTAACTAACTGAGAAATACAGTATGAAACATATACCAAAGGAAGATAATCGTAATTACGATGAAGAAGCAAGGAACTTAATCAGACCGTTAAGTCTTGAAAGGCAGTATGAATTGTATGACATTGTTCTTAAGAAGCAAAAATGGTCAAATTCACCTACACGCGACTTAGAACTAGCGGCTGTTGCTAGGGCAATAGAAACTGTCTCAGGCGCAGATCCATCGAGGCTTAATAGAATAAAGCGAGGCTTTAAAAGCTCTATGGCAGCAAACGCCAACCCAAGAGATGGATTTACTAAACCAGCAAAGAAGAAAGCATAATGCAATATCTTAAAGAAGTGACAGTATGGGACACACTCGTTCAGAATCACACATATATTGTTAACGATGGCGGCAACTTGGCAGGCTACATTAGGCAAGGTACAACTGAAGAGATTATGTTTTCAAAGCCTATGAAGCAATGGTCCAAGAGCCGCCGCAAATTTGAGAAGGTGAAACATGAATAAGTGTAGTGAATGTGGCAAAGCATACTTATACTCACCGTATTATTCAGCAGGAAAGCAACACATATTCTGTGGAGCAGAGTGCGGTTTAAAATGGTATACCAGAGAAAACAAAGAGGTGAAACATGATGCCATTTGATGAAATGACGCAGTTAGAACGTAAAGCAAATGTACATGCTGTTCTAGAACGGGACAATTTAACTCCGTGGGCACGTAAATTCTGGGGCAACGTATTTGATACTATTGCAATAGATGAAGTAAAATATAATACTAGGATTGAAGCAGATCGTATTATGAATGAAATGAACAAAGATGTACGATACAATGTACGATACAAGCGTTAAATCTAAATGGTTGACATAGTGGCATTTAGGTGTTATACTATATATAACAATTAGGCAAAAGGGCAATATAATGAACGATATGAAATTTACAACAGCAGGTGACTACATGCGAATGCAACCACAAGAAATTATCAAACATTTAGAAGCTGACAATAGCAAGCTCGCTAAACAAGCAATTCTACTAGAAGCAATGCAGGAAGGACTTGATGAGTTCTTTGAAGGCATTACGATGGCACTTGATCCGCTTGTAACATTTGGAGTTAAGAAAGTTCCGGAGCGTTCAGACGTACTTAGTGGACAAGGCTTGGACTGGATAACATTCAAATCACTAGCATTCCAACTTATTAATCGAGAGCTTACAGGACACGCGGCACGTGATGCAATTGAACTTGCAATGAGTGTTGCTACTACTGAACAGTGGAATATGTTTTACAGACGCATCTTAATCAAAGACTTACGATGCGGCATGAGCGAAAAGACTGTTAACAAAGTAGCCAAAGAGTTTCCGCAATACGCTATTCCAATCTTTGGATGCCAACTTGCACATGACAGTGCTAACCACGAAAAGAAGATGGTTGGCATAAAACAAATCGAAGTTAAGCTGGATGGTGTACGTGTACTGGCTGTATGTCGCGCAGGTAAGGTAGAACTGTTTAGTCGTAACGGCAGACAGTTCCATAACTTTCCACACATTGTTGAAGAGATTGAAGCAGTACTGGCAGCAAAGCCTGCACCATATGATTGTGTGCTAGATGGCGAAGTGATGAGTGCAGACTTCCAGGATCTTATGAAGCAGTTGCAACGTAAAGATGGCAAGAAAGCAACTGATGCAGTACTACACTTGTTTGATTTTATCCCACTAGTAGACTTTCTTAAAGGATCGTGGAACACACCGCAGACTACTCGCAGTAACTTAGTTAAGTATTGGGTACTGGAGAACGAGAGCTTACTTCAGCACGTACAAGCATGCGAATGGGAAGATGTCGATTTAGATTCAAAAGAAGGCGAAGCTCGCTTTGTTGAGCTTAATAAGGCGGCTGTAGACGGCGGCTATGAAGGTCTTCTTATTAAAGATCCAGATGCTCCGTATGAATGTAAAAGAACTCACGCTTGGCTTAAAGCAAAGCCGTTTATTGAAGTAACATTGGAGGTTGTAGATGTTGAAGAAGGTACTGGACGTAATGAAGGCAGACTTGGAGCGATTGTCTGCGAAGGAGTCGACGATGGTAAAAGTATTTTCGTTAATGTCGGTAGTGGCTTCACTGATGTTCATAGGGACGACTATTGGTCTAGTCGTGATGCTCTTCTTGGCAATCTCGTTGAAGTAAGAGCTGACGCTGTTACACAGAATCAAGACGGAATTTATAGTTTGCGTTTTCCACGATTTAAAACATTCCGAGGCTTTGAGCCAGGAGAGAAGATATAATGAATAAATTAAAAGCAGTATGGAAACGATTCAAAAAATTGATTGGAATGAAAGATAGTGATATTTTTGATAAATCAAAACTAACCTATACCGATGGAGATAACACCTAATGATTAAAGGTATTTTTATTGGCGCATTGTTAGTAGTAGGGTTAGTTGGCTACGGCATACTAGATACTAACACTATTGCAGATGCAGGTGACAGAGTAAAAAATGGCGTTAACTATGTAGCCACTTCACTCGACGAAGCCACTCGATAACAAACAAAATTAGGAAAAAGATATGAAGCACTTAATGCATTTCATTAAATGGAACTTCACGGGCATGCAACCATATACGTATCGTTACATTGCTTATTTCACAATAGGCTTACTTGCTGAAATGTTTGTAGATGGCGGCATTGGTATTGCGCCTGCTGCAATACTAGTTGATTTAGTAGTTGAGCTTGTTCGTATGCAGTATGCAAGCTTTAAACAAGAACAAAAAGACATCATTGATGCACTCAAAAAGTCAAGTAATTCTTGACTTTTTCATTATATGGCTATATAATAAGCATATACTATAAAACAGAGGCATTTCATGACTGATAACTTTAAACTATTATCGGATGCAGAACACATCCGCAAACGCTTTTCCATGTACGGCGGCTCGCAGGTTGTACAAGAAGAAGTATCTTTTATCAACGCAGAGTTTAAAAAAGTAAACATCGTAGGCGGCTTGTTAAAAGTTATCAACGAAATTATTGACAACAGTGTAGACGAACACGTTCGCACTAACCGCGAGTTTGCTACACGTATTGATGTAGACATTGAAGCTGACGGTACTATTGTTGTAAGCGACAACGGTCGTGGCATTCCTAGTGTAGAGATTGATACTCCGGATGGTAAAGAATACCAAATGGTAAGTGCATTTACGCGAGCAAGAGCTGGTAGTAACTTTGATGATGACAATCGCGAAAGCATTGGCATGAACGGAGTTGGCAGTATGATTACGTTTGTAACATCTACTAAGTTTGATGCTAAGAGTAGTGACGGCAAACTGCAAGTACAAATGGTAGGCAAGGACGGGCAGATTGATCGTATCCGCACTAAAGAAACATCGTTAAAAGGTACAACTGTAAAGTTCCAACCTGACTATGCTTTCTTTGGTATGGAGAATATTGACCAAGCACACACAGATATTATCGAAGAACGTGTGCGTTCATTAGCACTTGCTTTTGATACAGTACGCTTCCGCTTTAACCGCAAAACTATTAAACTAAAATTTGCTGACTACTTTGGAACATGTGATGTGTTCAATACAGAGAAAGCAGTATTTGGTATTACTAAGTCAGACGGCAGCTTCCAATCACACTCGCTTGTAAATGGCTTGAGTGTTAAAGGCGGCACACACATTGACTTCTTTATTAGTGCAGTGATTGGTAACTTACGTGAAGTACTAAAGCGTCGACGCAAAGTAGATATTAGTGCGGCACGTTTGAAGCAACACCTGCGAGTACATGCTATTGTAAACGGCTTCCCAGCACTAAAGTTTGACTCGCAAACTAAAGAGCGTGTAACAAACTCAAATGCAGAATGCCGCGATGCTATTGGCGACTTTGACGTAAGCAAAGTTGTTGCAAAGCTAATGAAGAACGCAGAGCTTATTGATGAGATTTGTGCTTACACTAGATTGCAAGATGATCTTAATGCTAAGAAAGACTTAGGCAAACTAGAGAAAGCAAAGAAAGTTAAAAGCGACAAGTACTTTGCAGCTATTGGACGCAACACTGACAGGATCTTTGTTGTAGAAGGTGACTCAGCAAGTGGTGGCTTGATTAAATGTTTAGGACGCAAAGGTAATGCGTTTTATGCACTCAAAGGTGTTCCGCTTAATGTACTAGAAGTGTCGCATCAGAAGTTTATGGCGAACAAAGAACTTAGCGAACTGTACAGCATTATTACAATGTTTCCAGAAGCAGAGATTTGTTTAGCAACTGACGCTGACGCAGATGGCATGCGTATTACAGGACTAGTATCGTTGTTTATGTTTAAGTACTTTCCGGAGCATTTAAATAATGGCAAGATGAAGATCCTACGCACACCTATTGCAATTGGCAAGAAGAACAACATTGTTAAAGAATGGGCATACACGTTTGCAGATGTAAACAAGATTGATCACAAGCTAGACGTAAGCTATGTAAAAGGCTTGGGTAGTTGGAGTGAGAAAGACTTAAAGCACATCATCGACGCAGACACAATGGCAGAAATGTTGCCGACCGTAAGTATTGCTGACACTGACCTCTTTACAAATTGGTTTAGTAGTAGTACAATCGATTATCGCAAAGAGCAGTTACTACAAAGTGCTCCTTTCGACATAATGAAAATTTAAGGGTATAAAGAATGACAAAGCAACTTCCACTCGAAGG